TATTATATTCCATCTTCTGAGCCATGCGAACTAAGGCACTACCTTTAAGACCTGCAACCATTGTTGCACCTACAGTAAGAGCTTTTTGTCCAAACCCACCACGGCGATCAGCGTAGTTTTGGAAATCTTCTACTGTAGCCTCGTTAGACCAATCAATAGGCTCTGGTGCCTCAATAGGTGTGTCTCTTCCTTCAGGTTCGTCATTACGAGTTACTTGTTCAGTTACGCCCTCTGCTACTTGCTCTTCTGCAGTTGCTTCTTTTTCAAAACCTTCTGGGATCATTGTTAGAGGAGTACCGTTCATGAATTGAACAAATATCTCACGCCCATCAGGGTGTACATATTTAACAATTTCAATACCGCCAGTACCCATAGAGCCACTGGGTTGATAATCAGCAGGTGAATATGATTCAAAGCCACCGGGTGCATAAGCTTTCATGTAGCCACCTGCAGCCATCATAGGTTGCTCTTCACCATCATCAACCATCTGTAACTCAGAAATGTCAAACGGTAGTTCATCTCCTGCCATTTCCATACCTACAGGTTCACCACCAATGCGACCATTCTCTTGCATCTGCTGGAAGCCCATCTTAGCTTCTGTACGTAGGTCTTCAAAGAATTTAACACCGTAGTATCGAACTACATCAGCAGGTACAACATACTCACCTTCGCTTAGTTGCGCTGGGATGTCATCACGTACATTCTCTGCAGTAGAGCCTAGCGGAATCTCGTTACCTGATACAGGGTCTACACCAACTGTCTCACCTACTTCTCCACCTTCATTCATTGCCATACCGCGTGATGATTTAAACATCATACCCATCTGTTCATCCATAGCCATACCGCCCTCATTATATCCTGAATATTTCATATCTAGTTTTGCATTTTTAGCTAGAATCAGAGGGCCAATCTGTATTACCTCTGTTGCTTCACGAATTGGTACGTGTTTATTTTCACCCGCACGTACATAGAATCCACCTTGTCTGCGTGGGTCAAAACCTACCTGTGTCCATTCAGGATCGTTTAAATACTCTGCTGCTTTAGCACGAATAGCGTCAGCATCTAAATCTTCTATATAACCTTGCACAGTAGCATAAGGTGTTTTATTTATCTCACCTGTGCCAATTTTTTCACTAGTTTTTGTAGATGCTATAAACTTTACAGGCTCACCTTCTCCAGCACGATAGTGTATTGCCTTTGCATAATGCTTTCCTTTTTCAGCATTTTTAGAAGAACCTGTCACAATCCAAGTATCATATCTATTATAAGCAGGTATATCTAATCTACCATTAAATAGATCACCTATTTTTAGAGATGATTTATTTACACCCATTTCAGCAGCATTATCTAATACAAAGAAACCATCTTTTCTCTGTCCGTCATCTAATGAGAAGACAACCGCTTTATTGCTAGGCTCACGTGGTAAAGCATCCCAAGCATTAACAGGTTTGTACTTGTCAACGTTAGCTAGATGTTCTTCTCTAGTAATTTTATTATCTAGAAGTAGTCTAGTGGACTCCTCTAGTTCAGGTGTTTTTATTTGTGGATCAACCACTCTACCTGTTTCTATTTCTTTTTTAGCAGCCTTTTGCCAATCTGTAATATTGTCTATTTCATCTAATGCAGCCATACGCATGTCGTAATCTTCATTAGACATCTGAGGTTTTCTAGATGGTGTAACAGAGCGTGATACTTTAGGGATATTACTTTCTACTTCGATAATCTCATTACCAAAGTGAATACCTCTAGGGTTTCTAAAATCAAGAATCTCTACAGGGTTCAATCCTACTTCAGGATCAAGTGTAAACTTAACCTCTGTTCCCTGTAAAATCTCACCTGCTTTACGTGGTCCCCAATCTTTTGTAAGACGTAATGCAGCAGTGTCTGGTCCTGTAGGTATAAACTCTGTAGGCATGTCAGGGTTTTGATGAACACCTGCAAACTTTTCTAGTTCTGACCTTGGCATGTATATAGTCTTTTTAGACTGTGGTTGAATCCCAGCCTCATTAGGGTGTTCAGGTCTTGCAGCTTTATTTCTTACAGTAGTATTACCGTCTGTTACTTCGTATGTAGAACCTTTTGCTGTTTTAAATTTTGTACCTTTTATTGCTCTCAATAAGGGGTCAGCAGCAGGTCCAAGGCCCAGTAGATCAGGAGCAACGGCTAAACCTATATTCATCCAACTAGGATTGTCAGAGGAAAGCTCTTCTCCTACTTCCATAGCAGTACCTACTGGTGTCATAGATAGACCAAGCTCTGTCATCTGAACGCTCAGAGGTTTTTCCGACCTGTCTCCAAAAATATTTTTATAAGCGGCAGCACTGGGGGCTACTTCTTGTAGCTCATCTGGTGTCATGTCGGATAGTCTCTTACGATAATCACCAGTAACAGGACTAGTGATCATATCCATAAACTTACTTACAAACCCACCTTCATCATATCCATCATAAGAAACTTCAATATTGTGAGAGAAGTTAATATCTTCTACAGGCTCCTGTCCTTCGTAGCTTTTATAGAAGGTATGATTGCCAATAGTCATACCATTCTTACCACCAAAATCTGTCTTACGTTTCTTGGCTAGCTTTTTGTTAAGGAAGAAAGTGCTACCCTTAGATGCATCCTCACCATACTGAATATAGTCAGCCATTTCTGTGAGGCGTTCAAGTAGAGTATCTTCAGTAACAGGTATTTTATCAATAGACCCATACTTACCTACTGGCTCAAACTCTTTAGGTGATAGAACTTCGTCTACACTGTCAGGAAAGCGATCTGACATTAGACGATTAAAGATAACGCCACGAATAGCGTTCCTTCCTTCTACACCCTCACCCTTAGCTTCCTCATTAACAACACGTTCAATCTTTTTAAGATCATCGTATGATAAGCGAAGCTTTGGGCGAAGTTTAGGCTTAGGGCTTTGATCCATCGTTTACCTGTTCCCTTAGTAACTTTAGCTTACGCAGAGTAGTGATAGCACCCTGCGCTCTGTAGAATATCACAGGCTCAGTAGCCTGCTCCATTTGTTTGTGTTGTAAATGAATTAAATCATCTACATGTTTAAGAAATGCTTCATAAAGTTCTTTATTATTGACCAACGGCTTGAGGTTGCTCATTACCTGTAAATCCTTGTTCGCCCGGTGTTGGTGCTGTACCTATGCCCATCTGTGCGCCGCCGCCACCAGTAGTATCTTGGACACCCTGTACACCTTGTTCCATAGCCTCAGGCGTAGGTTGTGGTGCTTGGAAGCCCTTGAGTATTTCTGCTTGGATTGCTGCGTCCTGCATAGAGTTAGTAACCTTGTCAGGGTCAAGGTCCATGCTCTTTGCAATCTCACGGATAATATAATCCATTTTAGCAAAAGGTGCAAGAACTGGATTCTGTGCTACCTGTAAGAATTGCATTAGGCGCTGGGAACGTACCTCGTTAGCCATTAAGCTTTCTGTACCTGATGCATTAACCTCTAGGTCACCACGAAGTGATTCATCAAAATCAAACTGCATGTTAAATGAGAAGAAAGCTTTACCTAGTGGGCGAATCAGATAATCATCTACATTCTTAACTACTGTACGGATAGAACCGTTAGCAGCAGACATAAGCATACTAATACCTGAAGCTGTACGACCAACGCCTGACACGCCAGTTTGACCATGAGCAAAGCTAGGGAATCCAGTGCTTTCATCAGCTAACACCCTTGCCTTGTCAAAGAGTTGCATGTTTTCCTGTGCGACATTTGGGAACTTGGTGCCAAAAATCGCCTGTCCTGGTGCGCCACCTTGTCTACGGAAGACCTTGCCGGGGTATACAGATAGGTCTTGGCCCGGTACAAGGTTAGTCTCGTCTACTTCAATAATGAGATTACCAGATAGTGCAGCATTGTCAATAGCCATACGCATAAAACCATTCATCAATGTTTGCGTATCATCCATGTTCTCTGCAATACCTACACCAAAGAAGCTATATGGGTTATGCTCATATGGTGTTGCATAGTAAGGGATACGTGTAGGCTTGAATGGGTTTAGTACAAAACGTAGTACTTCACCGTTACATGTCCAAACGTTACAGTTTACTTCATCTAGGTCTTTTAGCTCTTTAGGAATATTAACTCCAGCTTGCTCTAGAAGCTCTACATCTACAAAACCCCAAAACTCCAACACTTCCCAGCGCTCAGATGTAGGCTGTGTGTCATCGTCTTCCATAACCATTTCCCAAGATTTCTGTACGTAATCTGGTCCTTTGGCTACAGCCATATCTACTGCATCATCCATAAAGTATGGACGCTGTTTTAGAGCGCGTAGCTGTGTGCGTGACATCTTGTGACGCTCTACCACATACTCTGCATCTTGCATAGATTTAGCTTCAGGGTCTGGATAGAAATCCCATACGCTTACATGGCTACACTCTGGTACTGTTTTAATGAGAGGCTCATACTCACCCTCTTCATTCCAGTTAGGGTATTCTTTGTCTACAGCAAATGGACCCTTCATGACACCTGTGCCTAGAAGAGCCATCTCGAAGGCCATAGAGCGTAGATGTGTATTAGCACCACTCTCTTGTAGCTGATCGTGAATTTTCTTTTCCATCTTCTTAGCTGCTACCATAGCAGGATGGAATGTCACTGTGCTAGGTGTAGTACCGTCACCCTCAACAATCTTATCAGAGACAGCTTGTAGCTTGTTCTGCTCTGGTCCTAGGCGGCGTTGTAGATCAATAAGAGTCTCACCTGGTTGTAGCTGCCCTTTTGTACCATCTAGTAAGTATGGCTGCGCTGGGGCATCTGAAGTTACAGCGTTAAGCTGTTGCCCTGCCTGTGCTGCGTTAGGGTCTACATTTATGTGTACTGACTCAGCAACGCCATCAGGTAGAACAGAGGGGTTAACAGAAAGAGGAAACCGATTATTTCCAAATAATACATCTACAATTTGTCCATATGCTGCTAGGGTTTTAGTCTTTGTTACTTTTACAAATACACGTGATTTCTCTGTATCTGTGAACTGAACCTCAGAACTATAGATACCACGATAGTTGCGATAAGCACGTAACCAGCGCTCTTCATCAGCAAAACGTGCATCTTCTGCTCGTTTGTAGCGATCCTGAACAAAGCCAACTACGCCAGCTTGGTTTTCAAAGATAGAATCTTCACTGTCTTCTGCAGCTACGATTTCATCTGTTTCAAACATTTCTTCTTGTTCTGCCATTCTTAATACCCGAAGTTAGGATCACTAGCTTGAAAACCAGTGCGTTGTTTTGCTGGGTTGTAGTCCCATATGCTGCTGCGTGGGCGTGTCATTACCCCATAACGTAAAGCATCGTATAAGTGATCCTCTGCGTTGGTGTCTACATCCTCTGGGTTTTTCTTGTCCAAGGGGATGCTTGGTATCTGCGCAATAGTGTTTGTGCAGTTATCCATAAATACAAGACGAGGCTTCTCAGTAAATTCATCTATCTGTAACCGTCTATGTATCTCGTTTTTACCTGCGACACGAGAGCCTCTACTGCGATCTGATGGACGCCATCTGCATCCCTTCATGATCATCTGCTCTGCTAGGGATGGCCCCGTGTCGCCACGGTTGTGCCACAAAGATGAGTCTAGCACACCGTATCTCATTCCACCATCATCTTTTTCAATTTCTAGGATCATATCTGCTAAATCTGTAGCAGTAACCTTAGAACAATATAGCTCTCTGTATACATAGAGTTGCTCGTCAGGTGCAACAGCGAACCAGAGAACGCCTGTGTAAGACCCGTAACCGTAGTCGCAACTTCTAAACTTAACCCAAGATCGGGGAACGTCAAAAGCTTCCACGACATGCTTTGATCTGTCAAACTCAGGGAAAGCTGCTCCTTCATTTACGTCCCAGTTTCCTTCGAGGAGTTGTTTTCTTTGGTGTTCAGGCAACGAGAGAAGCATTGCTTCATAGTCACCAGCTTCTGCCAAGTAAGGGTTGTCAAACAGAGAAGCTGGAATAAAACGCCTTTTAAATAATGGATCACCTGCACGGCTATGTCCTTTCGGGTAAGTTAGTAATTCACCAGTTTCTATATTGGTTGCCCAAAAAGCTTTTCCAGCAGGCGCTGGGTCTATCCATGTTTTCTTTACCCATTGGTGTCCTGCTCCACCGGGGTTTGTTGTAGCTCTCATATACAAGCCAAGGTCTTTAGATGCAGACCTTAAGCGTGATCTCATATAATCCCAAGCGAAAGGTGAAGACCATTGAGTAAGTTCGTCAAATCCAATCCAATTAAATGCTTGTCCTTGATACCTAGTAACATCTTGATCTTTATCAAGGTAAGACATCCATAGTCTCCCACCCCTAGGACTAGTCCATTGGGATTTTCGCTCACTCCATTTGATTCCGGGCACGGCACGAGGGTACAACTCCTGAGATTTTTGTATTAGTTCACGTAGTTCCTCTGTAGTATGGCGTACTAGTAGCCCACTAAAGTTAGGATCATTTAAACCATGCAGCGGGTCTGCAAGCATTGCATAAGATTTTCCACCGCCTGCTGCCCCACCATAAAGTACCTCTCGTTCAGATGAACTTAAGAAGTATGTTTGGGGGCCGGGGTTTGGCTTAAACACTACATCCTGTGCAATATCCACGTCAAACTCAGGAGCAGATACTTTTGCAGGTACAGTCTCTACTGGGGGTGCGACTGTTTCAACTGTCTTCTCTGGACTCTGAGTATGCCCCGACCCCTTGGCTTTCGAGCTTTTCGATCTCGTGTAGCGTTTCTTGGAGCCACTTGGCAAACTTGCGTTTAATTGTAATTGCTTTCCTACGTCTTTGCTCAACTTCGATTCTCTTTTTTAGGCCCATGTGTGATATGTAGCGGCCTGTTTCTTTACTCAACCATTGAGCTACCGCACGGTAACTATACTGCTTGAGGTGTCGTTTTGCAAGCTCTAACGCTTCTAGCTCTGACTCAATAGGTACAAGAAGCCTATCATTGTCTGGATGCTGTTCATAGCCCCACGGTATCTTCTTTGTTACCCGAACTATTGTGTGCCAGTTTTTGTTATGTGTTTTGGGAGGGAGGGGTAACTGCCAGTACCCAAGCTCCCTCTCAGGGATTACTAACGGTTTACTTATTCGTTCGTACCTTCTTTTGGTGGTAAATAGAAAACGCCACCACCACTGGTGACATCTACCTTATCTACCTTACCAAGCCCAGCGCGGTCAAGTAAATCTTTTGCCGCAACCATCTTTTCTTTGATGCCTAGTTCAGTAGGATCATATAAAGCGCCAACCATAGCCATAGCAGCTTTGGGCGCAGTACGAGCAAAATAAGTGCGTGTTTTATCTGCGATTTCATCTTTTAGAGATTCCACAATTGCTGCAGTGCTGGACTCAGGTGCATAACCTGCCAGTTTCTTAGCTGTAACAACATCACCGCCAGCTTCGTCAAATAGTACCTCAAGGAACTTAAGCTGCTTTTCCGTTAGTGTCCTCGCCATAGATGATTTCCTTAATTTGTGAGCGACCAATACCTAGGTCACGTAGTTCACGCTCAGATAGCATATGTAGTAGTCTGTAGTCTGCGCGTTTTTGTTGTGCTGTTTCAATAGCCTTGAATACACGTTTTAGAAAGTTAAGCATCACGATCTCCTTTGTTTGTGTGCGGAGATAGTTATACTTATGGTTAGGTCAGGTAGTAGTACCTATTGTTGCATACCCGTTATGATCTAGTTTGAGCAAATGTTTCTGTAACTGTCATAATGGTATCAAGATGTGCTGCAGTTGCAGGTGTTACTCTAATTTCATCACCAGCCTGTAATACAAGCTCAATATCAGGAAACTGTATATATTCACCTGCGCCTAGGTTTTTACCTTCTAAGAAATGGGATGTGTAGTTATCTTCAGCAATATACCACTCAATCTCTATACTAGTATTACCACTAGAGTTATGTACATGGATGAATGTCACCTCTGTAGTACAGTTAGGTGGGCAGGTATAGATTGTCTCTGTTGTAGTTCCTGTATTATGACCATACACAGATTTTCGTCTAGCTGGCCTACCTAACTGATTAAGTGCCATTACTTATCCTCTACGTATGTCCACGCTTCGTTAACATCAGGTGTGCTAGGATCATCACCACGAAGAGTACCATCTTTTTTACGAGCGCGTACTTTCTTCAGCTTTGGTTTAACTGCTTTCTTAACCGTCTTCTTAACTTTATTAAGTACCTTACTCTCTTCTGCAGTAAGGATATTTTTAATTCGCACATCATTAATATAAGCCGTACCAAAGCGGTCTTCCATCGCTGCACAATTCCCACGAGCATCATAAACACCCTTTCCGTTTAAGCGATATCCTGCAGCCTTTAAAGCTTTTTCATATTTTTTAAAGTAACTCATATTATTTCTTATCGTTGCTTACAAACTCATATAGTGTTTCAGCTTGCTTTTTTAATTCGTCAGGTGTGTACATTTTTGGTACATACCGATTCCATGCTTCTAAAGCCTGCTCTGAGTTCTCTTTATATTGATTCATAACAGTGTATGCTAATGTCATTTGGGTGTCATATGCTTTATCTAGCATCTCTTTTGCCATAGACATTACATCTGTACGAATTTGATATGGATTTGACATTTTACTTCTCCTGTGTGTGTGTTGTCAAAGTTTTACTTTTTACTCTTATTCTTTTTACGTCTTGCGTTAACCTTGTCTAGCTGGGACTGTGACCAACCTAAATTACCATTACCTCGCATAGAATCCACACCTGAAGTATTGATGTATTCTTTCTGAGATGCTGCACCAGAACGTACTTTTGTAGAACCGCTAGCCCCTAATGGTTTATACGTATGCTGGGGTACCCCGCCGCCAATGGAACGATTATTAGAAGCTGCACCACTACGACCTGAATAATGCTTTATTCGTGATTTAGCGAAACGATTAGAGGGTGCCAAGTGTTGTGTATTACGTGCCATTACTTTTTATATCCTTTAGCTGGACCAGTGCAGAAGCCGCCGTTGCGATAACCTTTCTTAGGCATACCACCGTTACCATAGCCTTTCTTAGGCATACCGCCTTTAGACATTTTGTTTTTTGCCATGCCACCACAGTTGCATGTCCCACCTTTTCCACAAGTACACTTCATTGGCGTTCCCCCTTTGTATAAACCTTGTGCTTTTCTAAATGCTGCTGCTGTAGGCGCACCTTTAGCGCCTTTTTTACGCATCTTCTCACCGCTACCTTCAGCAATTCGTTTACGCTTGTTGTGAATGTTTTCCCACAAGCTCATTATGTTCTCCGAGATTTCGTACCACTACATTTCCATTTCTTACGAGATAAACGTAAGGGGCTATTTGGGTCTTTAGCTGCTTTAGGGTGTTTCTTCATCTGCCCAGCGCTACGTGCGCAGTATGAATCACCTTTACTAGTACCGGGACGAATACGTTTACCACCATCCTTAGCTTTACCAGCTTGACCATAAGATACAGTACGCTTTCGCCCTGTTTTAGGGTTTGTCACTGTCTTAGCAAACATCTTACCTTTTGCTGGTTTAGCCATTATGCTTTCCCTGCTGATTTGGTACGCTTAAAGCTACGATTCTTAGATTTACTGGTAACCCGTAGGTTCTTACTGCTGTTGTTCTTAGGGTTGCCATCCTTGTGATCCACATCTTTGCCATCACCCTTGCGAACTTTACCAGCCTTTTCCATCTTACGTCTAGCTGTCTTACGCGCATCATTACGTTTGCGCTGGGTAGGCTTACCCTGATAGTTGTCGTACTCTTTTTTGTAGTTACGTGCCATATTCTCAGCTATCCGTTTATAAGATGTTAGTATAACCAGCTTGTCGTTGTCATCATATAGAGCATACTTTAATCTGCCTAACTCGACTAGTCGCATCTACCATCTGCCTTGGGATACTCCTATTAGATATATAATAAAACTAAATATCCCAGCGCCTATTATAGC